TGCACCCCCACCTGTTGATAGGGTTGCTTGGGATGCTATCCATATTTCTTCAATGTTACGAATAAAGGCAGCCTCATCTATAATAAGAAGTGATAATGCTTCTGAACGTGCTCCTGTGGTAGCTGAGGATACTGCTTTAATTTGTGAGCCGTTTTTAAACTTAAGTGAAAGTTTATTGTCAGCTTCAATTGTACCTTTCAACCAACTTGGTAAATTGTCATGCATGACACGTACTTTTGTTACAAGGTTTTTTGCTACCTCTTGTGTCGTTGCGATAACTAATACGTTGAAGTCTTCTTTGAATAACATGCTCCAAAGTGCAAAGCCGGCTGATAATGTTGAGATACCTAACTGACGTGACTTTAAAATAACATTGTATCGGTTATCACGTAATTCAGTTAATGAATCTTCCTGGAATGGGAAAAGGTTAAACTTAATCTTACCTTTTTTCGGGTGTTGTATATAACAATATTGTCGCATAAAGAAAACAGGATCTTTTACACACATCATGTATTGTTGCTGAATGATCTGTTTTATGTTTTGCGGTTGTGACATATTATTTTATAACTTGATTAATTAAAATACCTGATCCTAATGCTGCTAAAAATCCAAATCCAAACCAAACTCCTTTTTTATCTAAAAATTTAGGTTGGATTTCTTTGTAGTTAGCAATAATACCATTAAGCAATTCAATCTCACGATCTTTTGCTACAAGTTGAATCGAATCTAATTCAATAAGTGAATCTTGCTCAAATACACTTTTTCTGTATTTTGCAATAAGTTCGTTATTAATTGAATCTGCTAACCATAATGAATCTAATACAAATGAAATATCTGCTAACTCAGATTGAGTAAAACATGTATCTGGTTTAGCTTTTCCCTTTTGTGAAAATGCTAATACTGGAAATAATAAAATAACTAAATATTTCATTTTTTAGGTCTTCCTCTGCGTGTTTGTTTTAGAATATTATCTTTAGCTTCTTCTACTGGTTTTTCTTCTACAACTAATGTAGCTTTTGCTTCTTCTAATTTAGCAATATCAGTTTTTGTTTTAGCAATAGACTTTTTTACATTTTTACGCTTTTTTTCAGTTTTAGCAATATCTTGCTTTACTTCTTTTACTTCAGCTTCTTTTTCTTCGATATCTTTTTTAACTTGTTTATTTTTATTTTTTCCTTTTGTTAAAAGAAACATACCCAAAATAATAGTTATTGGGGCGATAATAAAGTAAAAGATTTTTTTAATTGGTGTCATTTTTATTTTCCTTGTCTAAATTTTCTAAAAATTTCTGTTTAAATGCTTCGAATTGTTTTTGAACTGATTCTTCAAATTCTTCTGGTGTCATTTTTGCAGCCCATGTTTCAACTTCTCCTTGGGAATTATTTACAAATTGTGCTGCTTGTGTATATGTTTTTTTAAGCATTTCAACATCACGCTCTGCATCCCGTAGCCAAGCTAATGCATTCTCTCGAATTTTCTCACGTTCATATGCTTCATACTTACCAGCTTTTTTGAGTTCGTGCTCCATATCAATTGTGCAATCAAAACACATTCCGTGAATTTTTCTCATTTTTTGATCTAAATGATGAGTACCGGCACATGTACATGTATCTTTTCGGCAATTTGGGAATGCTCGGATTTCATCTCGAACACTTTGTAATATTTCGGTATTTTTAGTTTTTTTGATACGGAAACCATCTCGTTGTTCTATAACATATGTATTTCCATTTGCATCAGTTTCTTCCCAAACTTCTCCAACTTCATGTTGTTCATTGCGACGGGCCATATCTTTGGCATCACTAAATCCAACTGTTTTTTTGGTTTGAAACTTGTGGGTGCCATCCAACATTTGTTGAACGGCTTTAACGTTTTGTAACTTTTTAGACATAACCTTTTATTTTTATTTTAGCGTGATTTCATTTTTTCTGCTAATTTAGCAACCATATCATAAAATGATTGTTTATCTGCATCTGCAACGCCATCATTCAATTTATTGAATACTTTAGCTAATTCTTTAATTTTAGTAACAGTTCCGCCTTTATTTAATTTATCAAAGTCTGGTTGTGTTACATCGGTTTCGGATGTAGCTGGTACTGCTGGTGCTCCTGCTTCTGGTGCAGGTGCTGCTCCCATATCCATTGGTGGCGGTGGTGGTGCTGCTGCTCCTCCGCCTGACATTCCAGCCATTGGATCTGCGGCTGGGTCTACTGGTGCATTCGGATCTACCGGTGCATTTGGATCTGCTGTAGGATCTGGTGCTGCTGCTGGATCAGCTGCAGGATCTACTGGTTCTTCTTGTTCACGCAAAACTTTAACAATTTTACGACGAATATATTCTCTAACCAATCGCTCTTTTTGTTCGCGAGTTAAATTTTCAATTTTATCTTTTAAAACATCTTCAACATCTTTTTCTTCATCGTCTTGACGTTTTTTCAATTTCTTAGCAGCATCTTTTGGATCATACTCACCATCTTCGAGTTTTTTATAAAGACGGTCTTTGTCAGTCCAGTTAACATCCATCTTACCATCATCAACAACAGGCTTATCAGTTTTACGTAATACGTTTTGTTGCTTTTCACCTGTAGATTTTGGATTCATCTTCCCGTCTTTATCATCTAAAGTATAATCTTTAAGATCTTTACGAGGTTTTGGTTTTTGAGATTTTTCCATATCTTTCGGTGCGGTGTATTTGGATTTGTGTTTAGTTTCTGCCATTTTCTTTATTCCAATTTAATATAAATATCTTATCGCATATATTTCAGTGTTCCTAGAATCTGATTTACTGGTGCAAATGCTCCTGTGAACTTGTAAGTGTGTCCGTGGAATACGAATACTAATCCTTCTGCAGGTACAATTGCATCAAATCCTCCCAATCGCTCAATGCGTTGCAATTCATGTTTTAATTTTGCAATAACCTGAGGATTTGGTGAGTTTTGCAACTCTTTGATTAATGCAGCTAAATCTGCTTTAATGGATTGAACTGTTTTATCTGGATTCGCAGCAAGGAAGTTAGTTGCATTGCTAAGAACCACTGCGCCAAGTCGTAAAAACAATGTTTCAAATGGTTCCATGTTTTGCTTGTAATATTGTTTGAATTCGTTTTTATCAAATTCAGTAACCCAATTAGCAAATTCAGGATTGTCAATTTGTTTTTTTAACATTGCAATATTTGTTGACTTATCAAAGAATGCCCAACGATAAATTAATGCAGTTAAAATATTTTCTGGAATTGTATAACCTAACTGCTGAGCTTTAGTTTTAATTACATCTGCCCACCACATTTTATGATAATCACTAATCATATCCGTTTCTTTTAAATTGAAACGATTTCTCAATTGGTCAATCTCATTAAAGAATGCGGCTTGTTGGTCTTCAAAATCAGCTACTCGACCTAATTTAATTCGTTGTGGTGGAATAAATGAAAATGTCTTTTGCATGTGGGCATTTGCATCTTGAATGATTTGTTGCATCATTTTTCCGCCTGTCATATCAGTTTCAATTGAATTTGCTTTTTCATCATATTCAACTAAATTGTGAAATTGAAGATGTGCCACATCATATGCAATTACATTTTGCGTTGCTGGGAAAATGATTTCCATGTTAGCAAATACTCTGCCGTTTTTGAATACTTGATTTAATTGTGCAGGATCGATTTGATTCATTGCCTCAGTTAAATCTTCTGCACATGCTCGATATGCTTCAACTACATTGCGATATCCTGCAGCAGCTTCTTCTCCGTTTTTTGCAACTGACTCTTGATATTTTCTTTCAAAGTCTGCAATTAATTGTTCTGGAGTAAGTGGATTAATGATTGTGCCTTTATTTCTTGCAAATCCAGGTTGACCATCTTTCCATGTTACTTGAATATTTTGACCGTCTGTCTTTTCTGTTACAGCTTCTTCAATATCTAATCGTCCTGATAATGAACGAGCAACTAACTCTTTCATGTCATTAAATGTCAACCCGTGTGAATCATATGGATGTGCCATATGTCCTGCTGCTCCACCTTCACTAATTAATCGTGATTCTTTTAATTTAGGTGTATTATCTGCTCCACATTCGTGACATATATATAAATCTTTGCCACCAGTTTTTGCTGGCCAGCTATGAGGACATTTTTTACATTTGATTCGAGTATTACCTTTTGGGGTTGTTGACTCAATGCGATATTCAACATCATTTGGATCATTCTTTTGCCAAGCTCTGCGTTGTTTTTTTACAGTGCGTGGAATAAGCTCAATCATATTAGTTCCAGAATTCCATTGCAATTGGAATGGAATATGCATTGGAACATCGAATTGATAATCAGATCCGATACCTGTTGGTTGGCGTTTATTTAATTGGGATGCAATTTGATCGCCATATTCATCTGCTAAATCCTCAAAGAAATTTGCTAAATCTTCTACATGTATAGGAGCTTCATTTCTAGGATCATTTAAACGTTCTAAAAAGTGAGTATACTTGCCTTGAAAATCTACATCGATATCATATTGACGGAAGAAGCTATCAATGATTGGTTCTAATCTAGCTAAATCTTCTCGAGTGATTTCATATCGTGGTTCAAATGCTTCAGTCATTCTCGCACCCATTACTGTTGGCTCGAATTGGTCAAAGTCATATACAAATGCTTTGCTTGGATTAGCATCTAAATAGGCTTGTAATTTTTTTATTTTGCGGTTGTGACGATTACGTTCTGTGGTATTCATTACAGCTTCAATAACTTCATCAATATCTTCTTTAAGGGATTTAGCCCACCATTCTTGCGAAAACATTGCAGCTTCTTGCATTCCTTTTAAAATTTGCCAAATGTTTTTTACAAGTGCGTCATTTAAATTGGGATATGCTGTACGGAATAATTCATAATTATCAGAAGCTAATGCTTGTCGCACCATTGTAGCTGAAATTGGATTTCCTGCTGCATCTACTAATGGATCAACATCAATGCTTAATTCAGTTGCATCAATACCTTGTGGCATTTTACGTCCTGATTTATCTCCAATTGTAATATATTTGTCTACGTTTGGAACGAAAGCTTTTGCTCTAACATAATCATCACCTTTTGTAGAAGCTGCCATTGCATAACGACCTGTTGCTTCTTCTGGTAAATCAAATAAGTATTCATATGCAGCCATAATCGGTGAATTATGTTGAGTTGGTTGCATTTCAATTTTTGGATTTTCATTTACAAGTTGAAATATTTCCTGCGTTTTTTCACGTGTAATTCCATCTCGATCTTTTGGACCAATAAGCATAATTACTCGTTCTACATTAGCATCTTGTGCATAGCGATTTGCTAATTCTAAATGAGCTCCGGTTAATGGCTTAAATCCACCTGGGAAGAGTACTGTTATTTTATCCATTATATATCTTTATTCATAAATATTAACGTATTGGTGTTGATGGTGGAATTATACTGCCTCCAACTGCTCTACTAGTTCGCCAAACGAAATTTTTCATTTTTACTGTGCCAGTAGCTGCCGTTTGATTTGAATATACAACTAAATATATTTGCACATACATACCTTGTCGTTCGGAAAATGTATCACCTGTTGTTATTTCTATCGTTTGAGCTCCAGATTCTATTGTACCTGCTGTTACTGCGGTACCTACGACATTAACACTTCCAATGGCAGCATTATCTTGAAATGCACCATATGCCCCAGTGCCTGTTATTGGGCCTAGTGATGCTGACGCAATGTATGCTCGGCATTGTACACCTACCGTTGAGGCAGATGTGTTATTAATTTCATATGTAAATGAAACTTGGCATTTTGTTTCACCTGGTAAAATAAATGTTTGGAATGCAGATGCAGTTTGTGCATTAGTTGGCCCATTATCAATTGCAGCTAAATTTAATACAGTTTCTGCTTGATTGAAATAAACAACTCGGCCGACGTTTAACCCATCTACATATTGATTGTTAGAATCAAACAATGTGACACCATTTTGTACAGCAATAAATGATGATGCTGTTACACTACCATTTGGTCTTAAATGGAATCCTGATGATGATATTTCTAATTTACCACCACTTCCACTAATAAATGTAGTTGATGGATTACCGAAAAAGAATTTATCTGTTCGAACATCGATTTCTGAATCAGTTGTGCTATATCTGAAATAACTTGAGGCATTTGCATATAATTCTAAACCTACACCGGTATATGGTACTCCACCTTTAGTTCCTAATGAATTAGGCATTGCAGATCCGCTCCATAAAAGGAATCCAGGGAATCCTGCTGCAAATCCTTCATATCCTAATGATCTAACAAATCCGGAATTTGGATATCCGGAAATTGCTACTCCGGAATTGAGGGAATCGGCAACATACAATGAACCGGTAAGCATTGAATAGTCTCCGTCAATGTAGCGGTTGCCGCCTTCCCAATTTTTATTGTAGACATAAGATATTTGTTTGGATTTTTCTCCGTTAACATTGTAATATTCAACTTTGAAATTGAGCTGATTATTTATCTTATGTGTGGTTTCAATTGGTGTTTTTATGCGAGTGTAATTCGGAGTATATCCCGCATCATTGTCTGATGTTGTACGGATATCAGCAATTTGCCAAGCTCCTGATTCAATTACTATGTTTAATACACCTTCACCTGTATAATCAGATTCGAATGAAAATACTTGGTCATCAAAACGTTGACCGGATACTGCAGTGATTTCTCCAATGCGTTTTCCGAATGGTGTTGTAAATTCTTGATTGAAATAATCAGTAGGATCTTGATAAAATGAAGACCCTGAAAGATATATAGATAATTTACCAGCTGTTTCACATAAAGCATCAAATGTAGTTTTATATGCAGACTTTTCTATAAATACACCTGGATAAGTAGGTTTACTTGTTACTACCGCTACCCGATTTTTTTCAGTTAAATCACCTGTTACAATTTGCATTGCATTGCTTAATGATGCAGTTGTCCAAGTAAGTGTCGGTGTAGTAGTTATATTAGGTCCAATGTATTCGGTTGCTAGCCAATAACTATCAATTGTGCTTTGAGTTGTAAACGTACCGATACTTTGATCTGGATATAATGATGCTGTGTTTGAAACAAATATTTCCGTTTCTTGAAGCTCGATATCATTTACTAAATCCCAATTACCAACTGTGCCATTATTATTAGTAAATACTTTAACACGTGATACATCACCGGTTGCTGGTTCTAATTCTTTGATTTGAATATATGCAAATGATTGTGAATTTTCAGTTTCAACATATTCTGGTGCTGCTTCGTAATCTAATATGAATGCAGAATTATCAAATGCCATATAAGTATGCATTGATATTGATTGGCTACTATACGCGGTATACTCTCGATCTAATAAAGCAATGCTTGGAGATAATATCTTTTTAATTGTTGAGGTAAATCCTGTTGTAGAGATAGGATATGACGGTGTAGGCGAAGGATTTGTAGGCGTGGCAATAGTTATTGTGCCAGTTGCCATATCTGCAGCGAATTTCCCGCTTGTTATTTCAATTGCAGGTTGTGCATTTAATAAAAAGTATCTTACTTGTCCCGTTGAGTAAATTGGGAATTGTCCATTGGAATATGTTCGATCTAATTGAACTGCAACTAATTCATCAACTGTAACAATTGGTGTAGTATCAAAAATAATTTCAGATACATTGGATATATTAGGGTTTACAGCAACGGTACGTTTCCACCGTACATTTGGTCGATTTTGCCATTGTGTAGGAACTGGTTGTCCTTGTATAGTTGCAGATTCTGCAATTAAAGTTATTGTGCAATCTCCTGGAGATGTGTCACTATAAATATAAATTGCAATTACTCGACTTTTATCTTCATCGATATAATCAACTACTTCGGAATAAATAGGATCGCCATTATAATCCAATACCTCAATATTCAACATACCACCTACTCGTAAATTGGTAGGGTGACCTCGAAGTTTGAATAGATTTTTTCCAGCAGTGAGACGTGTAGGAAATTCAGTTATTTGAAAATACTCAGGAGATGTTAATGAGTTATCTTCAAAATAAACTGGAGTAAATTCTAAACCTTTATAAACTGCTTCTTTACGTTTCATTGATTAGATGATATTCTTTCTAATAAATATCAACTTTTCATAATCTGGCTGAATCCGTTTATTTTATTTACTTCAATTAAACTATCTACCATATCACGCATTGAGTCAACGTGTGAAATAATAATTGAGAAATCGAATTTGGTTCTGAAATAATCAAATAAATTTACTACTGAAGAAATATGTTCTGAGTCTAAACTTCCCCATCCTTCATCAATTGCAATAAAGTTAGGGCGAGGTAAAGCTGATACATTAATAAGTGCAATGCGAATTGCTAATGATGAGATAAAGCGTTCCATACCAGATGTTAATTCTAATGGCCAATAATTATCTTCATCATAAATAATGTATCCATTAATATTTTTACCATCAGTATTTAATACCATGTTAAAATCAACTATTTGATTGAGCACATTGTTTATCTCTGCTTCGATTTTAGGAACTGCTTTAGATATAACCTCATAAGGAATACCATTTCTTTGTACAGCATCTAAATAATATTCATATGCTTTGTATTCTGTTTCTAATTGACGATATACATCTAAATTAGACATTGCTGTGCCTTTTTGAGTTTTTGCAACTTCAATTGCACCGAATCCAGATTTAATTTCATCTTGTATTTTTTTAATTTTTTCAGTAAATGTCTCAATATTATTTTTACATTCAGTAATTTTCGTGTCAATTGATTTATTATGACTAATTGCTGTTTTATTTTTAGTAAACAATTCTTGTCGTTCTAAACATGTCTCTAATTCAGATTCACGAGTTTGTAATTCTGATTCTGCAAGTTGTAATCGCAATTCTTTTCGCTCAATGTCAGTCGCAGTTACTTTGTAAGTTTGAGAATAATATGTTAATTCATCTCGTTGCACTTGATAAATCGAAACTGCTTCAATTTCTGTTTCTAATGCATCAAATTGTTTTTCTAATTCTAATAATATTGCTCTATCTGAATCGATTGTATCTTGCGCTTCGATTGCATCTTGCACAAAAACGTTGCTTGTACAGTACTGGCAGTTTGGGTCATATTCATGAGTTTCAAGATGTTTAATCTTTTGTTCTTTTGCATCGATTACTCCTTGTTGTGTTTTTATCTTAAAACTAATATCTTTGTGAGTTTCTAATAGTTTCGTATGTGTTTCGATATTTTCTTGTATTTCTCGTAAATTGTAACGAGATTGCATAAGAGACTTTAATTCAGCATTGCGTTGTTTGAATTCAAAAATTTCTTTTTCTGCAGTTTCAATATCTGTTTGTAATTTTTCAATCTCATCAACTAATCCAGTTTCTTGTTTAGTTAATGTATCAATATCCGGACCGTCATATGTAGTTGGTAATTTAGATTCGATAAGTTCTACAATGCGGTTTTGTAAATCATTTCGCGAGTCTTGTAATTTATCTTCTTCAGTTTCTAATGCTTGGATAGCATCTTGATTATTTGAAATAATTTCATCTGCCGATACAATAAGTTCAGCAAAATCTGTTTTCTTGTATTCTTTTAATTTACCTGCAGTTTCTTTAATTTCATCAGAAGCTAATTGGTAAAGTTGTTCAAATACTGTAATATCTAAAAAC